GTATCTAAGGCACTCTGAATCTTCTGTATAATACCATTAGTCCCACCAAAATTAACATTAGAAGAATCTGTGGTGAAGCTAATCTCTAAAGCTGTACTTCCATCACATTGTATTTTAAAATAATAAGTTGTCGAGGCTGAAAGACCAGAGTTTGTACTTGCTGTGATACCTGATAAGCCTAATTCCTGATACCCTGCTTCATAGAATTTTCCAGAAATAGAACCTGCAACCAAACCATCTGCTTCTTCTTCAGTTCTCGCATATCCAAAAAAGTTCATAGCCTTGAATCTTCCAGAAGCATCTGTCTGGGCTGTTGTGAATTTATCAAAATCAGCATAAGCATTAAAGAATGGAAATCTTAAAGCAGCATCATCATTGTGAGTAGCAGCAGTCGAGCCATGTGTTGCCCTTATTACATATAATTCATTTGTAGAAACTGATGTAACTTCCATTATTTCATTATCTATTCTTATCAAATCTCCTGCTTTGAAAAAGTCACCATCATCAACAGTAAAATTAGTAACAGAATCATTTATATTGCTTCCCTCATCAAGAAGCTGGGCATCTCCACCAGCAGGATTATTAACTGCCACATACATATTAGAATCTGGTGCTTGATTAGTTAATTGATAAGCATCTCCACCTGAAGCATCAGTTGCTTGCATATTAATCTGTCTAAAATTTGGCAATAAAATATAATCACCAGAAGCCAACAAATAAGTCTGATATGAATTTGTGCCTCCATTGCTATCAGGAGTACCATTAGTCCATTCTTTAGTTTTAAATTGTATTTCTGCCCCTGATAAGCCAGTATTCTTTATAATTAAAGTCTTACAATCTTCTAAAGTAGCAGCAGCCTTTGAACCCCCAGCAAGTAAATTAATAAAAGCATTTGAGTTATCACATTCCTGCCTGATATTAAAAATATCATTATAAGCACCTGATTTGTTTGCTCTCAGGGTATCACCCCTGCCTGTTGTAATTGTTGTTGTTGCTGTAAAATTTGGCATTATATCTCCTTACCTAATATGGTATTTGACTGTTGCATTAATTGAATAGTCTGAATTAACTGTATCTGAGGCAAATGTAAATAAGATAACCTTACCTGCATCCACATTGGCTGACTGTATTGTCATAGACTGATAGTATATTTGTTCATATCCTGCATTTGTAATATTTGCACCATCAGCCACCACTACCCCACTTGATAAATCTCCAGATGTAGCACTATTCCCAGAATCTACTGTGTAAGCCATTAAGTGAGCAGCAGTCGCCTCGCCTGTTGCAGTATCAGCAGCGTGCCACCATTTAACAGCATCTATGGTTATATCATCCATAACATACCAATATACTCCAACCATATCCATTGCAGTATTAGATATTGTTAAACTTGTTGCTGGGTTTGTATCATTAAAAGACGAAGTAGTAGAAGTTCCCATTGCTACATTAGCAGCAACAGAGCCATAAGAATTTGCCCCAGCAAAGCCAACAGCATAATGAGTATCAGCAGCGAATGATGCTGAACCTGAAGCATCTAAATAAGAAGTTCCAAAATGGGCATACATTGTTGTTGCATTAACGCTGGAAGCACCAACCTTGACCAATGAATCAATAGAATTAACAGAAAGTATATTATTACCAGCTTTATTGATCACTTTTAAAACAACTGGGTTATCATCATTTATAGGCTGAACAGATAGGTTGTCATCAGACAGAGAAATGGCAGTAGAATTGCCAAGACCATCTTTAACATTTCTTATAGTAGCATCTACACCACTATTAGAATTATCAATATGAAATAAATCTTTAAAATAACTTGCGAATGTTTTTCCTACTAAACTCATTATTCTCCTTTAAGCATATTCTGCGAATCCTGTCGCTGCTTCTGGCAGAGCAGTTACTTTAATTATTAAAGGTACATTTTCCCCTGCACTATCACCACCATATTTAATCGTAGGAGTCCCTGATGTACTTGATGTTTTAGCCCCTATCCAATATTGATAAGTTGTACCTGCTGTTAAGCCTGTTATCACCCAGTTTTGGTTCAAAATCGCATCATCAAACCTTGATACATCGAAAGAAACTTTTTCATATTGTGCAGAAGGGGCAGACAAAGCAGAATAAACAGCAGCATCTGAAATTCCTAAAGTAACAGTTGCACCATTACCACCATAATAATGTGCTTGAAAATTAACTTCAACTTTTCCAGATGGGGGAGCGTTAAACATAACATTAGTCTGTGATGATAGAGTTGCCATTGATGTAGTTAGGGTAAAAGTCACAGGTGTAGTATCTTCTCCAATACATCTATATCCAATTATCATTCCTGAATAAGCAGGTAATAACCCTAAATACATTTTTTCTATTGAAGCATAGGCATCACCAGTAACCTCTAAATTGCCATTCACCCTTGCACCATTACCGTGCTGTGCAGTTTCAATGGCAGAAGACTTACCACCAACCTTAATTGGGCGTAAGTTCTCGTCTAAAGGATGTCCTTCTTGTAGCTTAACCTCGTTAGACATTAGTCGCCTAATTGCTTCTTAACTTTATGCCAAAGAACATCATCTAATTTATTTGCAGATGATGCTACTAAATAATCGCCAAGTGCCAAAACTACTGTTTTGATTACTTTCTCAGTTAAAAACGATTGTAATATTTTAATTAAAATTGCTTGCATGCTAATCCTTTTTTTGAGAGTTAAATAAGTCAAACAATGTCTTAACTTTCTCCTTCAAGACATCTATATCTACTCTCATTCTTGTTAAAGTCATTACTAATATAACAAAAGCTGTTAATTGTTCCCAATAATTCTTTAAAAAATCCATTCTTCACCTTCTTGTAAATACCCAAACAGCTATATTGATTGTTCCCAATGCTAATAGATGGTATCCACCACCATAAACATATAAATATAAATTCATAAAACCTACTATTAGATTAAACCATCTAATAGAATTAAACCATTCGTCTCGTTTAATTTCCATCTATAAAGTTCCCCCATAGTGAGGTTTTACCGTTAATTACTTGAATTACATGTACCGTAAAATAACCCTTTTCAAAGAAATCTACAATAGCAAATGCATGTGACCAGTTATGTTTTCTACCTCCAAGCCATGCATTCTTATCATCTTTCATATCCTTTAAGCATCCAATACTCCAAGCAGACTTTGCTCCATCAATATGAGTAACAGAAGATTGCTGAATATCATGATGATGTCCATACATAATATTGCTACCTAATCTAAGAAGATGATTCCTCGTATGGTTAATTCCTGCAAAATGATGCCCATGATAGAAATTAAGCTTACCTATCTTATAATATTCTCCTATTGGATGGAACTCATAGCCTCTTGTGTTAAGTTTTACACAGTGTTTAAATCTATATTGTTTTAGGAAAGGGTTTTCATCTACAAAACGGTTCATCCAATCATCATGATTGCCTTCAATCATGTGCTTATCTTTACAATTTGCTTTATCAAGAGATTCATCTATAATATCCATCCCTTTATTTACTTCTAATATATCATCTTCGATGTAGGGAAGTTGATATTCAATAGGTGGTCTTCGCTTTTTCTTCCATTGCCAATGAGAACAGGCTTCCCATTCTCCTACATCACCTAAGTCTATATAAGTATCAGGCTTTACTATTTCAATAGCCTGACATAAAACTTTTATTGCTGGGACATCATGTAATGGGAAATGCTTATCCGGAGTTACTATTGCCCTTCTTACCGGAGTCTTTACTTTTGACATAAACCCTCCTTGCTTTATTATATTGTATATAGGCTACAGATATTGCCGTAATAGTACTAAAAGTTAGTATTAAAAATCTAAATAAGGGGGAGAGCATCTCTGATAGAGATATTATATAGCCACCCATTGCTGTACTTATTCCACCAAAGGGGTGATTATTCAAAATCGTTCTTATTGAATCCAATATCTTTGTTAGCCTCTAAAAAATGTTTAACTGTTCCTCTGCCTTCAACAGTATTGTAAAATTTTTTCCAGTATTTTGCCTGAGCCTCCAAGTCATCCCAAGAAGGTAATGGCTTTGGGTTTCTACGATAATGCAATCTACATAGTCCTGCTTGTACTGCCATATTCGATAAAACTGAAACATAAATATCCTCCCCAGAAAATTGCATACCCATTTCCTCTAAGGCAACTCTATACTTGGGTCTATAGCTTATATAATTTCGCATCATATCTAACATAGTTGCAGGTTCTATCTGCCAAAAGCCAATAGCAGGGTTGCCATCTCCATAACCTTTTAATGCTCTATATCCAGATTCAGCCATACCTGTATGTACAACCAAGGCAAGACCATCATCGCTATAGCAATCTATCTTATAAAGTGCATACTCTACTATCTCTTTTATCTCATTAATCATGGATATAATTTAAGAAGAGGAAGTAAATAAAAAAAGTAGAATCAATCTACTTTCTTTTTATTAAATATTTTATCGTAATTCTTTTTGTACTGGTCATCTGCAAGGTCTATACGAAGCCAATCACCCTTACCAGCTCCTGTAAGATCGCCTTTCTTGCGAATAACCCTATTTTGACCTGTTACACTATTCTTCATTTCTTCTTCTTAGGTGATTTTTTAGAAGACTTTTTATCAGCCTTAGCTTCGGAGTAGGGTGTTGCATCTTTTAAACCTTTGCACCTAAACCAACCATGAGTTTCTAACTGCTTAATAACAGGAGTGGCACTTTCTTTTATAGCCTTTATAAAGCCTTGTGTTGGATGTTTTAAATATATCATGAATTCTCCTAATAAAATAAGGGGCAGGTTTCCCCACCCCTTATAATTAACTAATCGTTAAGATTAAACATTAACTAAATTTAATCCTCTTAAGTCACCTGATTCATCAATCAGTTTCATTCCATAGATTATGTCTGCTGTAACTTTAGTTCCAAGATATGCAATATCATATTGAGATTGAACTCTAACATCTTGTTGTGCTGCAAAAGCACAAGCATCTGGTGGATAAACTGCACCAACAGCAAGATTATCAGTACCAGTTGTAGGAATAGCAGCACTATGAAATACATCCATTCCGTAAATTAAGCCAACTGCACCTGTTCTTAATCCAGAACCATCACCAACTGCATCATGTCTGATGAAGTATTGACTAAGACCACTACTTGGATTCATAACATCTGCTAATACGAGATTATTCATAACAAATGAACAATCATTAGGATCAATGTCAATTGAATACAATTGTCCGAGAATGTCCTGCAAAGTATCTGCGTCACATACATTATCGGTAGAAGCACTGGTATCTACTCTTGTCTGAAAACCATCTAACTCTACCCACATGTCACTCTCTACTTGACGAGCAATAGCTTCACCCATCATCTTAGTGTACTTAGAAATAAGGTCAAAGTTACTTTGAATTAATGCTATATCCTCAAATAATTCAGGAACAACATAATGCTTATTAATACTCAAGTCCACTTTACCTGCTGTACCAGCCGTACTAAAATCTACAATAGTTGAGCTTGCTTTTTCAACAGCAGCCTTAAGTGCTATCTTTGGTATATGAACAGTATCACCTGCACCTTTTACTAATGATGAATAATCATCAACAGAACCTGCCAATTTATTAGTTTCTTTATAAAATTTGTAAATTGGTTCAGACCATAATTCGGGTATAAAATTCGCACCCGTAGTTCTATCTAAAAACGCCATTTCTAACTCCTTTTAATTTTTATTTTTTATTTTTGACAAGATGATTTAGATACCTTTCGTAATTATCCTTACCTTCCTTACCACTTAAACTTGTCCAATCTTCATTAATGCCATTACCAACATTTCTTGACTTACCCGGAGTATGTTTAGGTGGCTCTGAAGTAGAATCTTCAGATGGAAGCATATTGGTAATATACTCTAAAGTCTCTAACTTTTCATTCGCCATTTTATCTCTATCAGCCTTGGGCAATTTTGAAAGATACTTTTCACGCTGTGCTGTTTCATGAGCTTCCCATTTTTCTTTATAGGGAAGAGTAGAGTCTAATTGTTTTTGAAGCTCTTCAGATAGTTCTTGGAACTTTTCCTGCTCCTTCATCTGAATTACCTTATTAGCCTCTTGAGCTTTTGTGAACTCTGCTACTTTCGCTTCTGCTTCCTGTGATCTTTTACGAAGCTTCTTTGAATTGTTAACTTCATCAAGATACAAGGCTTTATAATCTACATTAGAATCGGTCTGACTCTCCTGTTGAGGCTCCTGCCCCGTTACTTGATCTGTAGTGGTTACTTCTGTTTCCATTAAAAATCTCCTATTAATTAGGGGCAAACCTAATAACTTTTGCTAAATACTTGCAAGAGTTTTAGCTAATACCCATGAAAATATAATTCTTATTCTCAGAATATTTGTATATTTGTTTATAAATATCTTCAGGAATTTCTATTGTCTGTGTATATTCTGGAGTATTTTCCACAGAAACTGATGGAACTTGTGGAAAAACTGTCTCATATAAAAAATCTAAATCTCCTTTAACTGTTTCAAAATCTTTTTCCATATCTTCTAATTTCTTGCTATCTGATTGCTTCTGAGAGTTCCCTATCAAACTCCTTAGTAATCTTTTTAATAAATTCATTATATCTTACACCCCCTTCTAAATAAGTTTTGGGGAGTCCATACCATTGTCTTGCAGGTACAGAAATTCCTGTTTTGTTTTTAAAGTATCCTATTTCATCTCGTTTATTTGCTTTTGGAATATAAGTTGGAGTAAATCCTTCATTTTGAGCAACCATATATTCTTCTGGAGGTGGATTAAGTTTTATTTGTAACTTTCCTTTAGCAAATAAACCTTCAGATTCCAAGAATCTTTCTATCCCTCCATTTGCTCTTAATGGAGTTTTGCCAGCCACCCCTCTAATTGACCGAATGTCTAATGTAGATGGTCTTAAAGATTTAAATCTTTTGCCATTAATATCATATCCACCAATTAACCCATCAAGAAGCCTATCTCTTATCTCTTCTTTGTAGTCAGAAACTTTTTCAGCATAGACCTCATTATCAATAGATGCATACTTTTCAGAAATCTTCTGAACTTTAGACATTAATCTTATGACTTTACTTAAAGACATTACTTTTTGCCTATTGCCTCTAAGATTTCATCCATCTTTAATTCTAATATTTCTTGCTTCTCTTCGAGCATTTTATACATCTCTCGTATTTGGTACATATCTATCTGTAGATTAGCAACAGCGTTCCTAATCTCTTCCATCTCCATCATCATCATCTTCATTCTCACTTTCCTCTCCTTCATTATTTTGCAACTGAGGAGGCATAAAGGATGTGATTTGGCTCACATTTTTTTCAAGATTTTCTTCAACTTTCCGTTCAGCTTCTTCAAAGGTAATGTCTTTATTTTCACGAACCATAATCTCTGCAAGCGTTGTTTGACCATTTTTTAAATCCCAGTCATCTCTAAGGACTTTCTCTGATTCTGACTTGGGATAGTCTGGCTCAATAAAATCAATTCCAAATCTGTTTGGAAGTTTGATTTCATTAGCAAATCCAATAGCTTTCTCAACTTCATAAAAATCATTCTCATATTGTCTCCAAAGTTCTATATCATCTTTAAAATCTTCAAACGATTCCAAGTCTTTAATTTGCAGGGCAGTTCCTGAAGGAGTCTCCCCTCCGTCTTGAGCAAATTGAATATAGTGATGATTTGATAAAGCAAGTAACTCTATTTGAAATTTAAGAGCTTCAATAACATCTGTTAACTTTCCTCCGGGAGAGGCTATCCCAAAACTTGCACCCTCAGGCAAAGAAATAATCATATCGCTACCAGCTCTTGCTGTCATCTCTGCTTCAGGCACTCCAGTAGCCCAAGGCTGTCCAAACATTTGGTATCTTAAGCCTAATTGCATTTCAGTAAGAGTAATATTTACCTGAAGGTTGGTGTTAATAATATCTCCTGCTCCTTCAACAAAGAATGAGTCTAATTGATGCTCTCTATGAGTAAATACAAATGGCAATGCTCCTAATTCATGCTTCTCTTCTAAAAATACATTACCTTTATCGTCATATTGGATATGGTATTCATCATCAAAATATACAAAGCTTTCATTTCCATAGTCATAAGAGGGGTCATCAACAGGAGGCAAAAGGGGATATGTTATTGCAACTGGATTAAGAGGATCACTGCTGTCAAAATGAGGGGTAAAAAAATAAATAGGATAATAGCAAAATTTATCCTCTTCGTAAGTTACTCTTGTAGCTATAGTACCTAATAAACGAGTTATTCTTTCAATGTGCTTAAAAGAGGTATCCTTTTTCCGAGTATATTCTGAATATTTCTTATTTACATTTCGAATTGCACCAAGAGTATAAATTCTTGACATTTTATTAATAAACTTCTTAGTGATATTCATTTCATAGACAGGAATCTCTTGAAAGGGAATTGCATCAAAATATGGCTTAATATATTGGTCTATTGAAGTTCCTGAATAAAAGTCGAGATATTTTTCTACCTCCCTTCTCTTGGAATCCATTCTATTTAATTTATAATCTTGAATAGATTGTCTTATGTAATCTTCAGCGAATCTTGCCATCTTTTATCCTCTTGTTTTCTCCCTATGAATTGAATACCTTGCTGTCTAATTGGGAATCTATTTAAAAAAAAGTATCTAAGCATATCACATCCATGGTCATGATAGCCATCTTTAACAGGTACTTCTTTCAAATCTTTTCCCTCTTTATGCTCAGGATACCTATAATTCTCTAAATCTTCTGCCATATTCATACAATTCTTGTTCAAATGCAGTCTCCTTAAGCCTTCAGCATTCTCAATGAAACTTCTAACATGAGATATACCATCTGGTAATTTACGACTAATTTTATCACGAACAAAACGAACATTCATGCCATTTCTACGAAATTTTTCTATATCACCCATTCCTGCTACTGATTGTGTTGCACTACCTGCAGGGTCTCCAAAAGTAGCCACAACATTATATTTAGCCTTCTTTAACTTGCAAACTTCTATTAAATCATCAGTAGTTATATTTTCTTGATGGAGGAACTCATCAATCATGTTGATGTGGGTAATTCCATCTATTGTGTAGGTCTGAAACCATCCTCCAGCCGGCATCCTGTATCCAAAATCTAAGCTACAATAAGTAGGCAATGAAGGATTGTAAGGGAAGTTCCCCACATCCTTAGTTCTATCAAACGGATAGACTCTACCAGCAAAGGAAGTGAACATTGCTCCATATTCTTGGTCAAATATCTCTGGAGACATATTTCTCTTAGCCTCTATCAAGTCTGGGTCATCTAAACCAAGAGGGTAAGCATATTGGTTCTCCCATGAAGGAGAATTGAAGGAAGCCCAATCTGCATCTTTCTTCCCAAGGAGGTATTTCTCATAAACCCAATTATATCCTTCTGGAGTTGTGATGAATAAGGCTTTTCCTTTTCTATCTGAAAGGGTAGGGCGTAGGTACATGTCCCAAACAGTAGCTTTCTGCTTGGCAGCTTCATCAAGTACGAGGAAGTCGAGACCCTCACCTACAAGTGAGGGAGGATTATCTGCTGACTTAGCCTCTAAGACTGACCCCCACTCCGTTTCTATAACCATATCACGGTATGATGCTCGCCTTGTTGGTACGCCCTGATTTGTTATAAGTTCATGCCATACTTCTCGAAACACCTTCTCAGCAAGTTGATAACTTGGGGCAACAACCCAAGCTCTTTTCTTTGGCTGAGTAATTACTGCTTCTATCTCTTTTGAGGCAGCCACTGATTTACCCCACCGTCTTCCACAAACTGCAACGGTGAATCTTGCATCCTTCTCCGGGAAGTGTAATTTCTCTTGCCCGACATGAGGAAAGTATCCTGTGAACTTAAAGTATCGCTTCTTATAACGAATAAAATCTTCCAAATTTAAAAAATCCCTTGCAAATGTAGGTAAAACGGGTTATTTTCTATTATTTAATACTATATAATACTAATAATACTAATAGTATCATAACAACTATTACTATAATACTCCTAAAAAAGAAAAAAAAAGAATAAAAAAAAGAAAAAAGGGTTCATTAATAACTACGAACCCATTCAATTTCTATTTTCTTACCCAGATGCTCATAAGATACTAAAATAGTATCACCTTTAACTAAGTATTCCATAAAATCAAGTTTCTCCTGTGAATAATGTATGTGATGTACATCACAATAAGAAGGGCAGGAATAATTACCCATTGGGTATCTATCAAGATAGTAGCCCCATTGAACTACAACAGCCAATACTACAGCAAAAATTATATTCCCAATTCTTAATTACCCCTGCACCTCTCCAAACATTTGTATTTCTAATTTTTCAAGTTTTTTCCACCATTCATCCCGTTTAGCCTTTGAGCTTCTTCCGGGAGGAAGTAATTCCAAACCTACTGCTTCTGCACGCTTTCTACGAGCATACCAATCCCTTTGTTTATCAGCCTCTTTAACTTTCTTCTTAGCACTTTGAGTCGCAAATTCCAAACTCTTGAGTTCATTCTTCTTGCGAACTCCCGGATAATTATTACGACTATCACGCTGAGGAAGATTATCAACTGAAGGAAGAAGATTAGCAGCCTGATTAGCGATGTCAGTAGCTCCATTAGAAATTTCCTCATCTTCAACAAACTCTGCATCCTCTGCCTCTATCTTCATAAACTTCTCAAAAGGGCTTTCGACCTGTATTTTAACCCTTGTATCCAATTTACCAAAATGCTCTAAAATAAGCCTACCTGCCTGAACATTACCAGCCTTTGCTTCATTGATTATTGCATTGATAACTGCAGGTAATTCCCTGCCAGCAGTCTCCATGTAACGCTTGTACCAAGCATCAATAAACATAGGGTCTGATAGCCATTTATTAAGAGCCTGACGAGTAACACCTATCTGCTTTGCAAGTTCTTTCTTCTTTATCGAAGGCTGAATAGCTAACATTTCAATAGCTAATAATTTTGCAGCACTCCCTGAATTTTTTTTCTCTAATTCCATATAATTAATTTAACTTGATTTTCAAGTTGTTTCCAAGTTTTAATACTTGAAACTAAAAAAACAGCTAATTTCAAGTTCTTTTTACTATAAAATGTGTGAGAGGGATATACAGCAACAAAAAATCCCCATCCCCCCTAAGTGCCTGTTTTTTAACAGGATAAAGTTCTTTGATATTTAAAAAGCTATAATTAGTTAAAGTATAACTTGAACTGATTGATATAACTACCAGCAAAATCAGGAGGTTGCAGGAGTGATTACTGAATCTATAATGTATTATGTAAACTCTTGTAAGTCATTGTAATTAAAAGAAATAAAGTTGAAAATAATGCTTGTGAGAATATAGTAAGGGACATATATTAGTATAGGCGTTAGGGAAACCTAACTAAAGTAAATAGAAAATCATAGTAAATAAGGAAAATAACAATATCATGAAACCAGAAGTAGAAAAAGCAGTATCTAAAAAAGATAGTAACAAACCTCAACTCATAGCAGTAACAAAGGACTACTTTGATACGCAGGTAGAAAAACAATTAGACCTGTTAGTCTATAATGAAGTAAAGAAGGATACTTCAGTTCTTAGTAACTCAGGTAAATTGAATGCACTTCAAACTAAGCTAAGAAATAAAGCAGTCGGAATTGTATCTAAAGAGTTGAGAGTTAAGGGAACTCGTACCGGTCACATTAACCACGCTCCGGCTAAGATACAAGCTTCATATAATGAGGTTATAGAACAAGTAAGAAGCTGGAAGTGGGTTACTGATGGTGTTGATTATGAGTGTACTATCTTAGCTAAAAAGGTAGTTGAACCTAAGGCAGACAGTAAGTAACTATAACAGGGTAGCAGGGTAGGTAATAACGCCTACCCTTTTAACCTACTAAATAGGTAAATAGTAATGTTAATAGAAGAAAGTTTAATAGGCTTGATTATAAGTAGCACCTCACCAATTATAATTTGTTATATAGCTAATTATATTATTAAGAGGCTCAGTAAGTAATGGGTGAACTTATATTATTAATGATTATAGTAATTATAATAAAAAATAAATTAGTTAAACATTGTTAATAGGAAAGGTTAATTATAATGAAATTAGAAATAGATAGCAGGATTAACAAAGTAAACCAACGCCTTATAATAAGCGTTATAAGTATTTTAAAAGGTTTATATTATAAAGAAAATAAATTTGATAATAAAGCGTTATTAGATAACTGCATAAAATCATTACAGCAAGTTTATAATAACATAGATGAACATACTAATAAGTCCAAACCTATTAGAAAAATTTCAATAACTAATAAATAAAAGGTAAATAATAATGAAAATAACTAAAGTTTATTATAGAGATGATAACTATTATTACAGGAAGGTAGCAAACTCAAAGTTAATAGGCTTTGTATGTTCTAATGAGCCAGACCATACTATTAAGAGCTTTATTAGATACCCTCAGTTTAATTATAGCAATACTCTTAATATAGGTTACAATGTTTCTAATATGCTTGATAATAGTTATAATTATCTCTACTATACTAATAGCAGAGCAGACGAAGGAAACATTATAACCATTACTAATTATGCTGTGGAAATTGTTAAAAATATTAATAATAATACAGATAATAAAGAGTATTTATACCAATTAATAGACTTACTACAAGGACTTAATAACCTGTCAGATTCAAATGTAGCAGAGGATATTAGTAATAATGATTATAAGGAAATTGACTATCCCTATAATAACTATAATAATAAATCTATTTTTTACAATGAAGCAGATTGCTATATGCATTATGACGGTAGTAGCATTGAAGGTGATTTAGTTTCTACTATTCTACTAAATGAATCTACAACCTGTGAACATTGTGAAGACTACTGCGACCTTACTACTAATGATATGATGCTAATAGAATCTTCTTACTATGTCTGTCGAAGTTGCTATGAAGATAGCTACGGCTACTGTGAAGACTGTGACTACACCACTCACTATGATAATTTGTACTATATTGATGAACGAGGTGCTTCCTACTGCAATGAATGTAATAATGAATATGAGTCTAATAGAGATAATAGGAATATTCATAGCTATTCATATAAGCCTATGCTATCATTTTATGATACTAAGGGTAACGAGATAGTAGCTGTTAGTAAAGATAATAGCAAAGTTCCCTTCTATGGTTGCGAACTTGAAGTAGAAGTAAAGGGTGGTGGTAGCAAAGGTGAATATGCTACTGAAATTACAAATTACTTTGATAAAGATATACTATATTGTAAAGAAGATGGTAGCCTAAGTCACGGCTTTGAGATATGTACCCATCCTATGACCTACAATGCTATTAAGAGTTTTAATTTCTACGAAGCAATATTTAAGCACAGGGGAACAGATAGGTTACAATCTTACAATACTAATACCTGTGGTATGCACATACATATTAGCAAAAATAGCTTCTCAGACCATCACCTAATAAAATTTATTAGCTTTATCCACGAATATAAATCACTTATCTATCTAATTAGCCAGCGTAAAAGAGTATCAGAATTAAATAACTGGTCAAGGTTTAATAATAGTTTTAAAGATAAAGCTAAAAAGGAAATAGTAAGCAGATTACGAGCTATGAAAAGAGATAACTATTACAATGGAATAATAGATGAAAAAGCCTATAAAAGTTATATAGTCTTTGGAGATAAGTATGTCCCTGTAAACCTACAACACAAGCATACAGTAGAAGTTAGAATATTTAAGGGTAATTTATTAGAGTTATCTTTCTTAAAGAATGTAGAATTTGTAGATAGCCTATTCTACTTTACTAAGAACAACCCTTTGTATAGGTTAAAACTACCAAGCTATATAGATTATTGTAGGTCTGAAAGAAAACACTACCCAAATCTTAATAAATACTTTGATGATAATATTAACAAATTAGATAGGGTAGTTAGCTTCCCATTAGAAATTCCAGAAGGTCTGGACTTTTAATAGTAAATAACAAGTAAATAGGAGAAATAATAGTATGTGTTTATTAGTAATGCAAGAGCAGAATACTAACATAGACCAAGATACTCTAAAATCAGCTTATGATAGTAATCCTGACGGAGTAGGGTATTCTTACACTAATAATAATAAGATAACTACTAAAAAGTTTAGGAGATATAATAAGTTCCTGAATAGTTATCTTAAAGATATTAGAGAATATGGTAGTAGTTCACCATTCTTATTACACTTTAGATTAGCTACACACGGACTTAATGAGGGTACATATAATGTACATCCGTTTAAAGTTAAGAAGGGTATGGTATTTGCTCACAACGGGATAATTAACGAAGTTGATTATGATAAGAAGTTATCAGATACTCAGGTATTTAATAGAGATATTCTAAAAAACCTAAAGAAATCATTCCTATCTGATGCTATCCTATTAAAACTAATAGCAGGTTTTATAGGTTCGTCTAAATTAGCTTTCCTTAATAGTGATGGCTCTTTTAAGATAATCAATGAGAAGTTAGGAACTTGGGAGAAGGGAGTATGGTTTTCTAACAAGAACCACGAAAAGCGTAGTTTCTATCCTACTACATATAGCTACAAGTACCCTGAGGATAAAATAAGTTATGGTGAATTAGATAATGATTTTGCCTATGACTATTTAGAAAGCAATAAAATCTCAGAGAAAAAGGACTTTGTAGGTATAAAATCATCCTACAAAGAAGAGCTAATATGTGGCTGGTGTGGAGCAGAATGCAAAGACCTATACCACACTAATGTAGGTGATTACTATTCTGATGATAGGGATGCCTATATATGGATGTGCTTAGATTGTAGCGAAATAGAAGATGAAATCAATACCTATGAAAATAATAATAGCAAAGGAGTAGCATAGTGGAAATAATACAGGCATCAATGGAAGGGTTGTTAGTAGCAATAGCAGTAGTATTAATATGTGTAATAGGTGAACTTATCTTAGACCAATTCTTCTAAAATAAGTAGGTAGGGTGGGGAGTAGCAATACTCCCCTTTCCTACTAATTTTAACTATATTTTTTTTAATATTTAATATTGATTTTTTTTTGAGACTTATATTTCAAGAAGTGGGAAAATGCCCTTATATTTTGGGAATTCTCCTCTTATATTTGTGGGAATCAGGGTTATATTCCAACATTTCCCAAAAAAATTCTTTGATGATGTTCAATAATGTTCTTATATTTTCGTGTCCGGAAAATTGAAAATTAAATGATAAGGGGTCAATATGAAACTTGATGAAACTTACGATAAAATGATTGAAAATTCTCGAAAAGAATATCGAGAAAAGAATCCAAAAACAGATAGCAAATACAGAGCAAGTAGTTCTGGTATGTGTGCAAGAAAAATTTACTTTGAATCTATTGAAAAGGCTGAACCTACTAATCCTGTTGATAGCAGAAGTGCAAGGATAATGAGGTTGGGCGAAATCGTACACAAGGACATCCAAGATATGCTTATAAAAGCATTGAAGGATAATTAATTTTCTTTTTCTTTTTTATTCTTTTTTTCTTTTTCTTTAGTAGTTATATATAATATTATATAATACTATAAACAAAAAAAAGAAAGAAAGAAAAAAGAATAAAAAGAAAGAAAGAAAAAAAGGAGAAAATGAAAACATTTTTAATTAAAGGCTCTGTAGTTAATCTCTACCCTGCTGTTATAATTGAAGCATTAGACGAATTTGAAGCTATGGAGATATATGAAGGCAAATTATTAAGCAATCAATTAGAAATAGAAAGTTCCAATTTAGAAGTTTGGAATGAAATGGAAACCGAAGAAGTTTAAAAGTAAAGGAGTAAATAGTGAGTAAAAGAATAACCAAATTATGTGATGGTGAATGTGGCAATGTCTATTATACTACGGACTTAAATGTTAATTGTTATGGAGATTATATGTGTAATAATTGCATGTGTGATTTTATTAGAGAGCAGGAAGATTATAAAGTATGTGATGCTATTACAGGAGAATTTTAATGGACGGAGTAAAAGATATTATAGTAGAACATCCTGTTGATATTCCTGAATTAAATGTCAAAGGCTTTATAGATGTGGTTGTTATAATGGAGAGTGGCGAGGTTTTTATTTATGATATTAAGACAGTAGGAAGTTGGTCTTGGCGTTATAAATTTGGAAGGAAAAAAGAGGGCAAGCCATCCATCCACCAAGAGTTGCAATTAGGCACTTATGGATATGCTATTAGGGAGGAGTATGGTAGATGTGATGGTTTGTTCCTCACCTGTTATAACAAAGATACTTCTGTGATTAAAGAGGTTGAGGTTGATTTAGACTTTATTGACCAAAGTTATAACTATTGGACAAGAGTTTTAGACCTGCACAAGAATGGGTTGCCTTCATTGCAAGATGGAGAAGCACCTGTTATGGATTGGGAATGTAAATACTGTCAATATAAGGAGTTATGCGATGCTAATTAGTAAAACACACGAAATAGAAGAAGCGATTAAACGAGCTGAAGAATTTGCAGATACAAATAGAGAAGCTATTGTAAATGATTTTTGCAAACTAATAAAAGATAGGCAAATTGGAGACCTAAGTTTAAATCAATACACAATGTTTGTATTTTGGAAGCATGAAGCTAAAAATGAATTAAGAGACTTTTATAAACTATTCTTAAAAGATACTAAAACAAAGGATGTTGATTATGAAGAGTTTTGCGAAATGATGTGGCATTGGCTTGATGAGGATATTGAAGATATTCCTAAAGAAATTGGGGATATTAAGGATTTCTTAGAAGAAAACAATATCATAGGTAAAGCATAATGATTGACAAAATCATTAAATTATTATCTTTTGTAGCAAGAGGGATGATATTTTTAGCAGTATCTGTATGGTGTGTTATATTTTGGTATTGGATAATTTTTTATATAATTTTAAAATAGGAGAGTAAAATGAAGAATGGTAAAATGAACAGCAATATAGTTCAAAGCACGGCTCTAATGGAGTTAGAAACTGATGTCATAGTAAGGCATACAGAAGTATCAGAGATTGATACTCCTGCTTATTATATTAAGGAACAGCAGGGTTTTGACTATGTAGATGAAGCTTATATGAGGCACATGCTAAATACTCATTTTCCTATATGGAAATGGGAGATTATTAAGTATGAGTTTATTGGAGATAAGGTTATATCAGTACATGGCAGATTAACAATAGTTGATAGTGGTGTAGAACGGCACTTTGATGCTATTGATGCTCATAGAGTTATGACATCTACAAAGACCGGTGATTATGTAGATATTGGCAATGATATGAAGTCTGCAAATTCTGATTGCTTTAAAGTAGCAGTAAATAGACTATGTAATATTGCTGATGATGTATATAGAAAAAGAATTGAGGATATTAGCTTAGAACCTTCGCAGTTAAAAGCTATTAAGGATAGCCTTAAGAACCTCAAAGATGAAAAAACCGTTGCGAAGATAGAAAGTGGTATTGAAAAAATGACAATCAATAGAACTAATTATGAAGCAACAATGAAGAAGATAACAACACTAATAGGAGAAAGATAAAATGAGTACAGTTGCAGAAACAATGACAACAACAACAGACTACTTTGACCCTTCGCAAGAGAAAACTAATACAAGGCTTGCAAAGGGTGTGTATCCTGCACATATAATTAAATGTGATACAGCAGTAAGGTCTGTAAGAAATAAATACAAGGCTTGTATTTATAATTTTATAGTCAAGGTTGACACTACTGCTAAGACAAGAACCTATCAAGTAGAAGACATTGATGGAACGCCTAAAAGTGTATCAGGGGTTGAGTATGTAGGAAGAGAGATTAGGTCTCAAGGAGTTTTTCGCTTTTTAGCACCGGAGTTGGGTGATGATTTTGAAGGTAATCCCGGTGGTAATAGAAAGTTTATGGAAACTGCAGAGGCTCTTGGGATTACTTGTCCAGATATAGAGGTTGAAATTGATGGCGAAAAAAGAACTGTTAAGGGATTACCAACATTAGATGCTAAGGACTTTTTAGGAAAGCCTGTACTTGCTAATGTAGATTTTGGCAAACCTTGGACAGGCAAAGATGGAATTGAGAGGACAAGCCTTGAAGTTAAATCTATTAACCTATGGAAAGATGGGGAAGAAGTAGATGTCGAACTTGAAGAATTGCCGTTCTAAACGGACTCGATTCAAGCTAAGGATAGGGTTATTTTTACATAAAGTTCTTGGAATAAGGGCAAGCACCTTGTTATCTTTATTACGGATTTCCAAGTCCACTTTTTATCGGTATAGGTAACTCTCCTCCTTACGGTTAGTTCACTCTCCCCTCATATTCGTGCTGTCTATGGGGGGAGGGTTGAATGAAATGAAATTAATAGAAAAAAATAGAAAAGCTTCTGGTAATTGCAAATGTTGTGGAGATTATAAAATGAATTCTATGTGGTATAAATGGTATAGCCTAATGACAGGTGAATTATTATTTGATATGATATGTAAAAAATGTGCAAAAAGAGAATTAGGAAATAAAAGAAAGGACTTACACGAAAGATTATTATGATGGTTAGGATTAGTGAATGTTGCCATTCATTGCCACTTAAAAAAGATATGGGGGGCAGAAAGGTTGTAACAGAGATGTGTTCCAAGTGCAAGAAGAATGCAAAATTTTATATAGACTTTTGGAAGGATGATGTTGATGAGTAATATACTTGAGAATGAACTGAGAAGGCAAAATAGAACTTTATTAGCAAAGCTTACGGTTCGTAGTTGTCAGTATAATATAGCATTAGAGGGTTTGCAGAATATTGTAGAATCTAATGACCCTATGGGAATAGCAGAGAAAACCATTGAAGCAATGGAAGACTGTGTTCCTGAAAAAGATTCGTAGCCCAAGGAATATCTTAAAATTTCCTAAGTCGGAAGGAATGGGCATTAAAGACGAATAATTTGGTGGCTACAAGTTGCACCTGCTGGCGATAATAAAACCAGCATCAAAAAAACTGTATGTAACTCTATGAGTTATGTCAATTCAGAGGGGGTAGGTCTCGGTGCTGAGGCTCTGCCCCCACAAAATTAATAGTTATACCTGCATTAGGTATAGTAAAAGGAATGAAATGTCTAATATTATAAATGATGGTATGAATATTACTATTAACTTTAAATGGTTAATGCAATTAATAGTGATAGTTAGTATAGCAGTATATGGCTTTTGGCAAATTGAAAATAGGATTTCTCAATTAGAATCCAATGTCAATTCTGCTATGGATATTCTTGTAGAGTTAGAAGAAGATAGAAAGCTTCAAGCAGAGAAGAGCCTAAAAGAGCTAAAAGAAGAAATAAATTGGTATCAAAAAGAGCTAAATCTAAACCCATTTAGTTGGGGCAAGGAAAAGGAGAATAAGTAATGCAGTGGACTTGTATAGAATGTGAAGATAAGTATACAGATATAACAGGCGATGTAGATGCAAGGACTTGTGATAACTGTTTAGAAAGGGAAGATAATGAAGTGTAAAAAATGTAAAGAAGAAAAGTCTGCAGAAGAATTTTATTTCTTCTATGGTCGTAAGCATCAATTATGCAACCCTTGTAGGCACGAGAAACAAAGGGAGCGTAACCGGAAAAATGATGCAAAAAGGAGACAGCCATTATGGTAGTAGATTATTGTGATTTATGCGATAAAGAAAAAGAGGTTATAATTGATTTAAACAGGTTAAGAATATGCAAAGAATGTAATAAGGAGTATCCTGAAAATGATAAAGAGATATAAACAGTTATATGATGAATTAAGGCTACTTGAACACCAATTAAAAGAAAAGTGTTTAATCAAAAAAGGAAGAACGGTTGCCTTTAAGATTGTAGCAGGGGGAGAGGAAATAATATCCCCAAAAACATTTAAAGATATATTAAAGAATGAATCAATCTGAAGAATTTTTAGAAATAATTAAAGGATTGTTGGAGAAAAACAAGGAACTACAAGAGCAGGTAAGAGTGATGGAAGAAATTCTTCATTCTTATCTGCCAATAATTGAAAATAAAAAGGATGGTAAATGAGCAAAGTAAAAATGCCAAGTGCTTCAGAGGCAGAAGATGCCTTGTTGGGAGCAGTTATTGAGGATTCGTCTATCTTCAATGATGTTTTGAATTATATTAACGAGCATACGCTTTATAAGAAAACAAGTAAACTATTATGGAATAAGATAGGTAATATGGTAGCTGCTGGATACCATGTTGACCTAATAACCATTGCAGAATCTTTAACTGAAGGTGAAAAGTCTGCTGGTCTAACTCATTATTATTTAACAGGTTTATATAATTATTCTGTAGGCAAATCTCTTGCAATCGTATATGCAAAGTCAATTTATGAAAAGTATCTATTAAGGCTTATAATAGAAAGAACTTCTGAAATACAAAGCCTTGCATCAAATAATCATGTTGCAGTATATGATACCCTTACTGATGCTCACTCATTGATAGGTGAACTCATAGAGATAAGACCGGGGGAAACCTTTGATATAGATAATGCTATGAATAATGTCATATCTGACATAGAAACTGGGCAGGGAAATCTTATTAGAACTGGTTTTACAGGATTAGATGACCTGTCTGGAGGTATGACAAGGGGTGAAATTACTATTGTGGGGGGAAGACCGGGTCATGGGAAAACCACTTTTACAATCAATCTTATAAAGAGTTTTATAGAAAATAATAAAAAGGTAGTTCTATTTAATAGGGAGATGACTAACACGGAGATGTTGAAGAAACTTATTGCATTAGAAAGTGGCGACCTTTCCTACGGGATGATTCGTAGAGGTGTTTTTGATATGCAAGGCATGGCAGAACTACAAAAAGTAAAGCAAGCAATTATAGATAAATACTCAGAAAATAAGTTTGCAATGTTCGATAACCTTAAAGATTTTAACTCAAGTGCTTCAGAGGTTAAAAAGTTTAAGCCTGATATTGTAATTGATGATTATATTCAGCTTATACGCCCTGATAATCCAATGGAGCAAAGAAGATTGCAATTAGAAAGTATTGTTAATAATTATAAATGGTTAGCAAAGTCAACGGGTTCTTGTGCTATTCTTGTATCGCAATTAAACAGGGCATTAGAGAGTAGAATGAATCAAAGACCTATGTTGTCAGACCTTGCAGAATCAGGCTCAATAGAGCAAGTTGCTGAGAATGTATGGTTTGTTTTTTATGATTATAAAATTAATTTCGCAAAGTCCAAAGTAGGAGCAAATGGTATAGAAATCATAGGCTCAAAGGTAAGGTACGGAAATTCAGGCTCTGTTAAACTTGGGTTTGATGGAGATAAAGTTAAGTTATATAACACAATGGAAGAGTTTAAGGAGGCTCGTAAGTATGGAATATGAAAAGAAGTTATTTGTAGGAATAGACCCCGGAATGAATGGGGGGATAGCCGTCATAAAACCAGAAATGGACAATGATTATATTAAGGCTCTTAGATGTCCTAAGACCGTGCATGAAATGGCAGGGATATTTGAGGCAGGGATAGGAATGGCTAATAGTAATGATGATGTTATATTGTTCATTGAGCATGTATGGACATTTCCCGGTGATGGTAGGGTAGGGGCATTTAGGTTTGGTTATAATTATGGATTATGGAAGGGAATAGCATCTGCACACGAGATAGAACTTTATAATGTGCCACCTCGTAAGTGGCAAGGGGCATTAGATGTTCCTGACAATCTACAGGGAAGGCA